ACTAACTAATAGATCTCCAAATCTATTTTTAAAGTCAGAATATGAAGTTACCAATGTTGGAACTTCTACAGGACCTTTAACTGTTGGACCTATTATAGCAGCACCGGCTTGTACTGGTTGTCCTGTCAAAAACGTATTATCTATTTCATTTAATGTTACTCCAGGAGAAGATGTAAATTGTGCCATTTTATATTTTTATTATAAATATTAATATTCTTTTCAAAAAACTATTTTAAGCTGGAAAAGTTGCTCCAGTCGGCAATATATTAAAGTCTAGTATTATAAATTCTGCTGTTCTTGTTGGTTGCAAATATATTTGTCCTACTAATTGATTGTTATCTATTACTGTAGGTGTATTATTGGTTTCATCCATTATTACTTTAAATGCTGTCAAACCTTGTCTTTGTTGAACAGAAGCTAAATATGGATTAACTTGTGCTAAAAAGTTATTTCTTGTTGTAACATCATTTTGTTCAAATACAAAAGTATCTGCTACTTGGGAAATAAAGCTTTTTAATTCAATTAATAAACGTCTTACGTTTACACGGTCAAGTGCACTTTTCTTTTTCTGCAATGTTTTCTGTCCAAATACTGTTACACCGGTATTAGGGAAAGTAGCTATTGAGTTTACATTAGATTCGTATAATGTATCTCTGTTTCCTTGAGTTAAATTTCTTTCTGCTCTAACTACATTACTTAATATTCCACGATTTATACCTGCAGGTGCAAACCAAGGTTCAGCAACACCATCATTAAAGGCATATACACCAGGTATCATAACTGAGGCAGGTACCCAAACTTGTCTTCCTGAATCAGGATCAATTGTTTTGAGCCAAGGCCAATAAGCAGCAGCATATGATGTATCGTAAGTAGCAGCATTGGTAGTTACAGGAGTAATATTTGAATTATGTCCTACTAAATCTATTACTGTCATTGAATCACCTCTATTTTGCATTGTGTTTATTATAGAAGTAATTGATGAAGCATGAGCCGCAAAATTAGTACCATCAGCTATTAAACCAGGTACTGTTAATATATTATATCTATAAGCATCTCTATTTGCTAACAATGCAATAGTTTCGGTATAGTCAGAAGCTTGTAATCCTTGAATGTTTGTGTTAGAAATGTTTTCATAATAGTTACCAGCAACTCCAGTTGGTAAATTAGCTCCACTTGCACCTCCAAATACACCAGCAGAAGATGTTGGAATTAATCCAGTATATTGAGATTTTGGAAGACCTGTATTGTCTAAATAATCAGGTGTAGTGTAATTTACTTGTTTAACACGTATATAACGTGATTGGTTTGTATATTCACCGTTTAATTGGACAAAATATTCTCCATTATCACTTGCAACAGTTTCATATTGGTTTCCTATTACTTTTTCAATATAGTTTGGTTGTTTAGGATCTAAAGATAAATTTGTCCATGTTTCAAGTATTGAAGGGGAAATTGTTGAGTCATTTCCTTGACGTACAATTAAAGTAAAGGTTCCATCATTTAAATTAGGAGAAACTACTTGCCATCTTAGATTATCAGATGTTCCATTTTCTAAAGTACCGTTTGCATATAATGAACCTGAACTGTTCATTATTTCTCCTTCGGATAATGTTTCTATTACAAAAGATTCAGTGTTTGTACCACCTGAAAAATATGTTGTTGTACTTCCTGAGGTAAAATATTGCAAATTACCCAATAATCCGTTTGAACCTGTGTATTCTAAATAAACAACTGGATAAGCATATGGAGGTATATTACCTGAAGCTGTAATGTAAGTTAAAGAAGCACTATAAGGTGCTACTGAACTACTATAATTAAATACTAATGAAGCGGATTCAGCGTAATCTGCTCCTGTAGAATCAGCAAATGATGAAGTATTAATATATATTGTATTAGAGGTATTGGTTACTGTTGATCCGGTAAAATAAAATGTAATTCCATTTACACCAAATGAACCTGAACCATCACTTGCTACACTAGCTGAAAGATATGTTGCATCAAAAAGAGCAGAAGCTGAAGTAGCTGCAGTAGATGTTGGTATAACAGAGGAAGTAGCAGATGTAAATGATCCACTTGTTACTCTTGTTACCAACAATGAAGTACCTCCATTATTAAAATAATTGTAAGCTGAAATAGAGGTAAAATATGAATAGGTTTGGCTTCCACTTAAAAAAGTAGAACCAAATTTGTTTAAATAGTCACTATAGGTTGTACAAAGTACAGGAATTCCTACTTTTCCTTTAACAGTTGGTCCAATAATAGCGGCACCTGCTTGTATTGGTTGCTCTGTAATAAAAGATTGATCGTTTTCTATAGCTAATACACCAGGTGATACAATAGTTTCTGCCATTTAATATAAATTATTTTGTTATAAATATGGTGTATCCTAACTGAATTAATCTAGTTTGGTAAGTTCACCGGTTTTTGGGTCAATACTTACTTTACCGTATTTTTCAGATATCAATTTTGTAAAGTTTTTTTCTAAATTTGAAACCTCAGCTAAAAATTCTTTAGCATTTTGATGACGTGCTTCAATTTGTAGTTTAATCATTTCAATTTCTCCAAGTTCTAACACAACTGCTTGTGTTTGGTTTTGAAGTGTTTCTAGTTCTTTTTTTTCTTCTTCTGTTAAAAACTTTTTTTCTGTTGTAACTGTTTCCATTTTATTTTTATTATAAATATATTAAATATAAGACACATCAATAGTTTTACTTCCTGAGGCTATATAAGAAGTGTCTCCACTTGCAGATAAAGGTAAATAAAATACTGTTGAACCAGAAACAAACCCATAAGGAGTATCTCCTTGCGAAGGAGTAAAGTCACTTGTATAAACAACATCACTTGAAACTCTTAATTGTGTTATATATCCTTTTAAATACTCAGGGAAATTTATATACCATGGATTTTGTGGATTGTAATATCCCGCTGATACATTATTTCCTGATGTTTTTCTTCCGTTAATATAAAATGCAGGGGCATTATTTTCATTCCAAGTTATAGCCATATGATGCCATTTATCTTGCAATATTATTTCTTGTTGTGCCCATATATTATTTGCTACTCCTGTAGCTCCTGACCCTGTTTCATTGTAATATGAAAAGATAGAATAAAATGTGTGGGTAGGTTCTAATGAAGGGTATGCTGTGCTTCCTCTAGAACCTTGGGGTAATAACCAATAATCTATAGCCCATGATCTGTTTCCTGTTGTAGAACTTCCTGTAAGTGGTGGGTCTTCTGGTCTTCTAGCTGTTATCACTTGCATCATCCATTTTCTATAAAGTGTAACAGGAGATAAATCAAAATTTATTGAATTATCAGTAGTACTAGGCATAGTAAATGAATCCCAATTATCTGGTTTAAAATAAAATTCCAAAGTACCAGATACATTACTAAATAATTCTGTATCACCTGAGGAAGATGCTATTCTTAAAGTACCAGATCCTCCACCTACTAAACTACCACTAATTAAAGAACCAACAGTTGATCCTAAATTAGGATAATATTGGGGTTGTACTTCAATATCATTATATACACTATCATTTTCATCAGCTCCAATAGTAGTTAATGGATCAAACCAAAAACTTCCACTATTAATAGCAAAGTATGGAGGCATTCCAGAACTTGATACTAAACTAGGATAATCAATAGGTTTAAATGACCATAAACCAGTTGAAGGTAAACTTACACTTTTAGATACAGCTGCTCCTGTGTATAAACTCCCAGTTGGATCATATAAATTTGTTCCATATTCAAAAAATATTGTTGGAGAAGAAGCAGACGAAGTAACATTAAAATAGTAAGTATAATTTGGTCTTACTGTTCTTGGCATCCAATATCCATCACTTCTAAATACTACAGATGCTGTTGAATCGGTTACTAAAAATTGATTTCCTCTAATAGTTGGTTGGAATTTATATGCAAAGTTACGTGTTAAATTGTTTGCGCCTAAATCTCTTGAAATTTCTAACTGTATTGCAGTCCCAGGATTAACACCATTTTGAGTTACAGGAATAGGATCATTACCTGACCAAGTTTGTGTAGTAGCTGGGTTTTTTAATATGGTAAAATCAAGTCCTCCACGAGTTGTGTTTTCAGAAAGATTAGCATCATCATCATTTTCATCTTCAGATGTTGCTGAAGAAGGTTGGAGGTATGTTATTATTCCTTTTCCATTATTGTTCTTTTTAACAAAAATTGGATTGGTATTTTGATAATCTCTAAAAGCAACAAATGAAGATACAGGTTGCAAACTTGCACTAGTTTTAGAAATAACATCCATTTGATAAGGCATTCCTCCTAAAACAGTATCATATGTTGAAAATCCTACATTTAAATTCCCTCCTGTTGTAGTATTATATTTTAAATTTTTTCCTCTAAAGTTAAAGTCTATAATTTGTCCTTGTGAAAGTAACCCAGAATTATAGTATAAAAATGTGTCATACTGGCCATATATTCTAGTTAATGCGTCTTTTCCCATTTTAGTATTTCTCCAATATTTTGCTAAACGGAGTGCTATTTGTTTAAAAACATCTGAGCCTGTTACTTTCCAAGATTGAATAAAAGAACCAACATCTGTATTAGTTTTATATGTTGTACTATCATATGCCTTAATTTTAGAAAGCAAAAGAGCACCATCTTTATCGTACACTAAAGGACCAGATTGATTTACAATAGAACTATAACTATTTTTTAATTTTTCAACAGCTAACAACATTTCATAGTCACCTGAAAGTTGGTAAGCATGGGTAATATGTTTTATATTAGGTAATGTTCTAAATCGTCTTGTAGTATAACTAAAATTATTTTTAAACCCATTTCCATAGTCAATAGCAACATCTTTTGATCTTCTATCTCCTGAAATATGGTAATCCCATATAAAAGGAAGAATATCTCCTGAAGTGGCTAAATTATATCCAGGGTCTTTTTCCCAATACATAGGGAAATCACCAGCTGGTCCATTTCCTTCAATAAATAAACCTTTAAACTTACGATTATCTGTACCTAATGGTTCATCTAAATGGCAGATATAGCTATCTCTAAAAGCTCTTGAAACGTTTTCTGAAAATTTTCTGGTTTGTCTTCGAATATCTTCATTTCTATTAGCATTTCTAGCTGTTAAAAGCCATGAATCATGTATTAAAGTATACGATAAGCGATAACGTTGATTATAAAAATATGCAGGGCCATTATAATAATCAAAAAATGTATTATATGCATCTCCAGGTACACTTGCTGTGTAAGCAGATATATTACCATCTATAGTTTTTTCAGCTAAATCAAAACTAACTGAATCATAAGGGTATAATGGGCCTAAAGCTTCTGATTGGTACATCCAATTAGCATCCACATATCCATAATCAGGGTGGAGTAGTTTATTTGTTTCGGCTGCAATTGATGATGTATCAGGGGTAGTATTGATAGGTAAAAGTAAAAGATTAGTAGTTTTTGACCACCCATAAGCATCACTTGGGGTAGCAGCAAAAGAAGCTGAAGTGGTTCCTTGGTAAGATCCTGTTTCTCCAATAATATTATCTAGGTTCCAACGATACCATAAAGTTGAATTTCTAAAATCTATTTCTTCTCCTCCATTTGGAGAAAACATCATTAAATTAATTTTATCTCTAGTTACAACTACTTCTTTTGGAGCTTGTCTAGCAGTATCTTGAATACCCCAAACTAATCCATTATTATCACTTTTATATCCAAACCATTCACCTACAGATGCTGTTGGGTAAGATACTGTTTCTGTTCCATCTTCATAAATTGAAAAATGTGGATAAGGGTACGATGTAGCACCACTTCTACCAAATGTAGGATAAATATCTTGTAATATACTAGCTGTAGCTGAACTAGTTAAATAAATTTCTGAAATATTTTCTAAATTACTTGAAGTAAGATTAAATAAAGCAGTAACAGAAGTAGCAGTAGTTGGATTGGTTGAAAATTCCCATCCCATTTCACTAAACCAAATATTATTTGTTGAATTTGAAAGTACTAATGTATGAGATATATTTACACCATCTATTCCTTTATGACTTTCTAAACGTGTTATATGTTTAGCTACCCTATCACCTCCAGATGTTTTATAATCTCCTTCTATTTTAATACAAGAAGAAACAGGACCTGCTGATTCAATTGTTATATCAACATCATCTGATGATTGGGCTAATTCACCACTTGCTGTTAAAGCAGTATTACTAACATAAAGATATAAACCTTTAGCACCAACATTATCTGCTATAGTAGTTGCACCTTTTTTAATTGTTTTAATAGGTGAATGTTCTTTAGCAAGTGTTAAAGTATAATCACCTGCAATCATTTCGTATTGACCTCCACCTAAATCTGTTATTAAATTAGAACCGGTTGAGGGGTTATTAGTCCCATCAATAACTACTTCTAGTTGACTACCAGAAGGAGCTACTGTTCTTAATTGAACCCATTGAATTGAACCACTTGTGATCCAATTTCCCGTTATTTCTCGTTGATATTCAATTGGAGATCCTCCAACATATTGTAAAGTTACCCTATCTTCATCCCATAATTCCCCAGGTGCAAAAGGTATACCAAATACTAATGAAGATGATGGAGAATAGGATGAGGATGAATCAACATCTATAACTAATGAAATAGTACTTCCAGATACTAAAGAAGAAGTAGGTTCAACTTGAAATTTATGAACTACTGAATCAACATATTGGGAACCTGATTTGGCTGTTATTTCAAAAGCCATAGTTTTAGAACTAGGTATTATACCATTTGATAAAGGGTATCTAGCATTAGTTTGTACATACGAATGTGTAACTGAAGATGTAAATTGCAATCCAATAGCTAAATCAGAATATCCAGGTACAATTCTTTTTGCATAAAATGTATAATCTGTTATAGTTCCAGGTAAATTTGAATAATCTACAGCTAAATCAAACCAAGTATCTTGAGTTCTAGCTACATAATTGCTTGTGTTTATTATAAGGTATTCACCCGAAGATGAATTTAATGGAGTTAATGGTGGAAATCGGGGATCATTTATTTGTTCCGCTATTCTATAATCTCCTAATCTTAATTCAGGAGATTCGTCAAAAAAAAAACCAGCGTTACTTAATATTACAATATTTTCAGTCCCATTAAATGACAAACTAGCTCCATTATATTGAGTAGAAATAGTTGAACCATTAGGAGCAGTTAATGTTCTTCCAGAACCAGAAACAAATGTAATATTTCCAGTCCCTATCATTTGATAAAATGAATTTACAGCATTATCTACTGTAATTGTTATATTAGATGAGCCGTTATTTACTACTACATGTTTTCCATTTTGAGAAGTACCTCCTATTAAATCACTTGTATTAAAATCAGATGTAGTTGTAATAGTTAATTGAGCATATCCTCCCCCAGTTCCAGGAACATTTGTTAACCCACTACCATCACCTATAAATGACCCAGAAACAGTTGATGCTGTTATTGGTTGGTTAAATATTATACTATCTGAATTAAATAGGGCTAAATCTTGTCTGTTATTATTTGAAGTACCACCTCCTATTATTACTAAAGAATTAGTGTTATTTTGAGTATTGTATTTACCCATTACACTTTGATATGAACCAGAAGCAATAGTAGCTAAACCTTCAGCATGAGATGCAGTGCCTAAAGTACGAGTACCATACCCTTCAGCATGAGATGCATATCCAGCAGCAATTGATTGATATCCTTCAGCATGTGAATATGTTCCAGGCCCTCCAAATTCTACAGCACCTGCTTGTCCTGGGATTCCTGTTCTAGTAGAGTATCCTTCAGCATGTGAATACCATCCTCCTGCTATTGAAGCATATCCTTCAGCATGTGATGCTCTACCTAAAGTTTTTGTAACAGATCCTTCAGCATGTGAATAATAACCAGAAGAATAATTAAATCTTGCTTGTTCAGCTGCGTAAGGATCTAACGAGTCACCTAAACCTACTGTTATAATACTAAAAGTAGCTGATGATGTATTCCAGGTACCTAGAGTAATAGGATCATCATTTTGTGATACCCATATAGAACCTGAATATCTATAGAGTAGGCTATCGTTTGTATTGTACCAAAGATATCCTGTTTTTAGAGGATCACCTTCTTCATCTTGTGTAGGTGCAGATGCAGATATAAAAAATGGTTCAACATATTTTCCACCAGCTTCAGTACCTGTACCTTCAGCATGTGAATATCTTGAATTAGCATATGTTGATCTACCTTCAGCATGGGCTGAGAAACCAGCGTAAGTGTAAGAACCTTCTGAATGACCAAAACGTGATGAGGTTGTTTGTTGACCAATTGCAAATCCATATCCAGCAACAACTAATACTTCATTTCCAAAAGCAAATCCCCACCAATTAGTAACATTTTCAATAGGATAACCAAAACTATCTAATTCAGGTACTAAAATTCTACTTCCACTACCTCCAGCAAATGCATATCGAATACTACTGCTAATATAATTTCCACTTCCAACTACATGAGACCAAGCTCCATCATTAGTATTATATCTTCCTCCAACATATGAACCTCTTCCATTAACAATATTATTTTCTCCTGCACCGTGTGAATATAAGCCAGTTACAGTTATATTGTTTCCTTGTTTAAAACTTTGAGAAGGTTCAATGTATTGAAATAAGTTACTTGAACCTAAATCATTACCTAACTTATATTGGATGTTATAGTCAATACCTGAAATACTTCCAGTATAAATTGAAGAAGTAACCCCTTGCAATCCAGTACCATCTCCTGAAAATGATCCAGTTATATAGTAATACTGGCCAGCTAGTTGTTTTGGTTGGATTAAAGACATTATTTACCTTGTGCTACGTATGGTTTAGCGTAATTTTTACTGTTTTTATTTTTACTTGATTTTGATTTTGCATGTACACCTGGTCTTTTAGTTTTTGAAGAACCTTTATACATTGTATTAGATTGTATTTTTGCGGCCATTTTTATTATAAATATTTATTAAACATTAAATTTTCCAATAGCTGTAATATCATCTGTAGCGCTTAATGTATAACCTAAGGCAACAGTATTTAATACTAAAGTAGATACACCTCCACTTTGTGTAAATGAAGTGATATTTGCACTATCTATTAATACACCATTGACATAAAATGCAAAATCCGAAACAGATGTAGCTGGGAATCCTGAAGGGGCGGTTAACCATCCTGCAGGGAATGTAGCTGTATCATCAGATACATAAGTACCATCTAATGAAGTATTTGAATTTAAATATGTTACAGTTGCTTGGTTAACAGGGCTAGCTGAAACTGCTTCACTTGGGTTACCAGGAAATACAACAGGAGGTCTTTTAGCTTGGGTTGTTAAAAATTCAGATCCAACACCTTCAACCTCTAATCCTATTATAACTTGAGATTTACTGTTAAATTTCTTAATAGCAACTAATTGTTTTTGTATATTGTCTGGGATGATATATCCTTTGATTTTTAAACTAAAGGTTGCTTTAGCTACCCTATTTGAATTGTCTGAAATTTCAATTGGGGTTTGAAATGAATCAATAGTAGCCATAAATTTGAAACGTTCAGGATCACCCCAATATGCATCAGAAGCATAATTTACTGCTTCAACGATTTTATTTAATTGAGAAACATAATATGTTTGTACAGCACAGGTATAGTTTATTGTAACATAATCAGGTATTACGTTTACTATAAATTGTTCTGTAGGGATTCTATTGTTTAATACATCAAAATTTGAATAGGCGTTTTTTGTATTGTATACTTTTTTCCAAGATGTGTATAGGTTTGGTTTATTGGCGTCTAATTTGTTTCCTATAGAACGTACTTTATCTATACTTTCACGTTTAAACATAATTAACGGAGCCATTATAGCACCCTTTTTATCTTTATAGTATCCGTCTTTTTGTGTAGATTTCCATCTTTCAGGAGAACCATAAATTACAGGAACTGCTAATCTATTTCCATTTTGAATTACGGTTGGTCGTATTACGTTTTTAAAATAATACATTATAGTTTCATCTATATCTTCAAACCCAATTGTAAATGGTTTTACTGTATCGCCTTTAAATGAAAGTTCATTTGAACGATTAAACCCTACACCGTTTTGTTCATTCGCTGTGAATTGGTCAAAATTAGAAGGAATGTTAGGATTACCTCTAGTTTCACCTGTTTCAGGGTTAACATAAGGGTTCACCAAATCATTAGAGATCTGTTTTTGAGATTTAGGATTTGGTTTTCTTGTTTTAGGCATATTATACTCTTTCTTTTGTTATTCCAACTCTATCTGCAGGTACATAATGTGCTGTACAAATAACAGATAAATTTGAACCAAAGTTTTCTAAATCTGAATTTAATGGGTTTTCTTTGTATGGATAATCAGGGTCTTTTCCAACTACAAGTTGATTATCGCTTACATTATTTAGTTCCCAATAGGCTTCATGCCACATTACTATATCTCCTACAGCCATAACAACATTTGCATCTATTAGATCGTCACGTAGGAATCTAAATGTGGTTGGTTTATCGTAGCTTACACCAAAGTCATCATATTTTTGGGAAATATCACCTCTTTCAATTAAAACATTAAATATTACAGGGGCGTTATAAAATTTAGCGCCTGAGGATTCACCATATATATTAACTCTAGTTTCAGCTGTTTTAAGTTGATAAACAACACATTGTTGGGATATAATATCCCACATTAACTCTCTATTTAGATTTCTAAATAAAGAAACATCACGAGCCGATCCATATAATGCCATGTTATCCTATAAAAATTGTCATTGGTGATTGACCCAATGTTTTGTTTTGTGCTTCTCCTTCAGCTGCTTTTTTCTCAAGTAAAGATTTACGTGATGTAGTATCAAAGTAAGCCCTTAAACGTTCAATAAGTGCTTGTTTTTCTGATGTTGCGGCTGTTATCAAGTCTGATTGGTTTAATGTTACTTCAGCTCCAGGTATTGGGATTTGTTGGTATTTTCCTCTAACATATCCTAATATTTCTTTAGCAATAGCTAAAGCATATTCAAAAATCCATTGTCTTCCTACCGAATTAATTCGAGTATAAGATGGGTTTTGGTATGGAACATTTGAAGCATTTGTTATAATTTCATTTCCATTTCTATCCACATATGGTTGATTAACATCGTTTAGTTTAACATATTGGAAATACAATTTAGATACTCCTCTTGTGATAGGAATAGGAAATATTCTTAATTGGTTATTTACAAGCTCAAATGTATATTGTGACTTTCTAATTTGGTCATTAAATTCAATTGCTTGTATTTTTTGCATATCATAATTGATAGGCATCAACATAAAGTTAATAGCTGGTGAGAATGACCCCCAACCAAAACTATCAAGCATATTCATCATCCCAACACCTGTACCTGCATATGGGTCAAAATATCTAGTGATTGCAGGGGATGCTTCATAGTAAATTCGTTTAAGTTCTATTCTACCTTCTATACTTTGTGAAACAGCCCATTCGTTTAAATCATATGTTTGTTGACCAGAAATTAGATTAAGCGATCCAGTATAATAAGTTACTGTTCCTCCTACACCAGCTTCAGTTCCGTATTGGTTTGAGAGACGAACTATTTCAGATAAATTTTCTTGAACAAGTTCTTCATTGGCAGGTCCTATTGAGGATGTAGCTCCTTGAAAAGCTAATAAGTTATCTGCTACTTGATATGCATACAACTCGTTTCCATAAGTTGTTATTGCTTCTTCAAAAGCAGTATAAAAGTTTATATCTTGAAGTTCAACTTCTACTAAAGGATACCCTAAACGTTGAGCTGCAAACCTAGCAAACTTATCAGCGTCTTGTTGAAATTGATAATCATTGTCATAGAAGCCAAAAGGTGTTTCACCAGGAAAGAAGCTACTTGATCCAGGCCATATAGGAATTCTTGCCATTTGAGTATTTTGTTATAAATATTAAAACCCCAACTAAGGATTAAAAACCATTAAATATCCTGAATTAGGATGGTTAGGGCTACTACCTGATATCCATAATGAGCCTGTTGTTGTTGGTTCTGTGGTTGGTAATGTTAAAAATATTAATCCACTTCCGTCACCTACAAAATTATCTGCAGATACAGATCCCGTAACATCTACACTTCCAGTAACTTGTAATGATTGAGAATAAACAGCATTGTATAAAACAACTTGTTCTCCAGATGTAGTACTGCCTATATATACGTTGCTTCCATTACCCGTTATAGTGCCACCACCCATTAATTTTAATGTTACGGGGGCTGCTGTGGTGCCTATTTCAACATTACCTGTCGTTGTGTTATCACCTATTACCACATCACGAGATCCGGATTCAGCACGAATAATTAAGTCGCCAGATCCAGAAATTACAACTTGACCTGTTAAGTCTCCGGATTCGTTATAAAACTCTAATGGTTTATTTTTTAATATTCTAAACTTCATAATTTGACCTTGTTAAGTTTGATTGCCGTTGCAACATCATTTGTAGCTTGTACTACTGTCGGTGCACCAATATTGGTTGGTCTTCTAAAATCATTAACATCATATATTACACTATCTAATAATTTGTGTATATCCCAAGTATTTTTTGAGACCAAAATATCATTAACATTGTTTGTTAATATATTAAAATTCATGTTTTTGTATGACCAGGCTCTATGTCCTAATAAAGATGAACCATTTTGCGTTGACCAATTCATTAATACCCGATAATATCCAGGTTCAAAATTAAAGGTTTCAAAGTAATTTAAACTACCTGTTGGTGATGTATTTCCTGCTACTGCACGTCCTATGATTTTTCCAAAATCTGATTGGTTATGGTCATCTACTACGCTTATAATAGGAAGTGTTGACTCATAAAAATAATAGTAAGAAGCTGCATCTAGTCGTGCGTGACGTTGCCATTGACTTATATCATAATCAAATGATAAATCTACGGATGCAGTACAAGCTTGTTTCACTTCAAATAAACACATTAAATCAACTGTGTTATAGTCCCCTACTTTATCGAGTATGCTAGGATATACATCGTACCAATCTCCATTTTTTATAATTTTTGTAGCATATGAATATCCACCTATATGAATAGTTGGAGTATTAGCTGAGAGTATTCCGTCTCTGTACAATGTACCATCTGATATTTTTCCGTAATTAATACTATATCCATCCATTTTACCACGCGTTGGAGCGGCTTGTATAATCGAAGGCCATTGATATTGGTTTAACCAAGCAATTTTATTGTAGATTGAATTGTTTACTGTGAATCCACTTGTAATGGTACCGGTTAAATTTGTTGCGTTTCTTACGTGCATGGACACATTGTTAGTGTATGTTGTATTTAAGCTTATCCCATCATCAAATATAGACGTAGGTAAAATTGAATGGTTTTCAAAACCCCATATAAAATTATTTTTTATGCTCAGTTTTTCACGCACAGAATTTCTAGTGTAGGCATACACATCATAACCAAATGTGTTTGTTGCCCGTAAAAACACATTGTTATTAAGTATTGTAGAAGCGTTTTGAGTAAGTAATACAGTATTAGCATTAGCGGATACATCTGCCATGTGTGTATTGTACAGAACAGTGGCTTGTGGTGATTGTGTGCTATATACGTAAGTAGCGCTAATTCCAGCATCTAGAACGGAGTTCTGAGAAATAACACTGTTGGTAAGGAATCCAGTACCAGATTTCACATTGTTGCTTCCTAAATTTCTCAATGTAACAATATTAGTAGAAGTGTTATTGGTATTATTAACCCAA